AATTCATTGTACTTACTATTTATAATTGATGTTAGTAATTGATAAGTTACAAAGTAAAAGTTGGTATTTAACGCTTACGGAAAAGGTTACAATTTCTAACCCTTACTTTTTATTTTCATTTACAAACAGAACAACCAATCTTGTGACATCGGTAATTTTAACCGATATATCCACACACGTTGAAAGATACAATCAATTTAATGTAACAGAGGGTAGTAATTTTACTTTGGATGCAGGAGAATATATGTACAAAATATATGCTCAAACATCATCAAGTAATACAAACCCAAGTTTAGCAAACGAATTAGTAGAAGAAGGAATTTTAAAAGTTGAATTTACTCCTACTGCTGCTACTAATTACGAGGTAACATTAAATGAGAAAATATATGAGATTGAAGCACCTGAACAGATATTGTTTATGTTGCTTGAGGATGGTAACTTTTTACTCCAAGAAAACGAAGATAAAATAATTTTATAATGGCAGATAAAAAAATAAGCGCATTAGACGCAATTGTTAGTATAGCAAATGACGATGTACTACCAATTGTAGATACAAGCGTTGCGACTACAAAAAAAATCAGTATTACTCAAATTGCGGCACAAGCCCCAGTACAATCTGTTGCAGGTCGTACGGGTGCAGTAACTATTGCTGCTACTGATATTGACGCAAACGTATCTAATACAGAGTTTGGATATTTAAACGGAGTTACTTCCGCAATCCAAACTCAATTAAATGCAAAGCAAGGTAGTTTAACGCTAACAACTACGGGTTCAAGCGGTGCTGCTACATTGGTAGGAGATACTTTGAACATACCACAATATAGCGGAGGCGGTGGAATAACCGATGGCGATAAAGGTGATATCACGGTAAGCAATAGCGGAGCAACTTGGACAATTGACAATTCAGCGGTTACCAATGCAAAGGTGGCAACTGGTATCGATGCTGCAAAAATTGCCGATGGTAGTGTAAGTAATGCGGAGTTTCAGTATATTGGTGGTTTGACTTCTGATGCTCAAACACAAATTAATGCCAAACAAGATACCCTTGTAAGTGGTACTAATATCAAGACCATAAATTCTACAAGCGTATTAGGTAGCGGAAATATCAGCGTAGCCCCTGCAAGTGGAATAAATGCAACGGCAATTGGAACGGGTAGCGTTGATAACACGGAGTTTGGATATTTGGATGGGGTAACCTCAGCAATTCAAACACAGATTGACGCTAAACAAGCAACTATAACGGGTGCAGCCACAACCATTACCACATCGAATTTGACTGCATCACGTGCCGTTATTTCAAACGCTACGGGCAAAGTTGCAGTAAGTGCCACAACCGATACAGAATTAGGGTATTTGAGCGGAGTTACATCGGCAATCCAAACCCAGATAGATAGCAAACAAGCGACCATCACGGGCGGTGCAACAACAATCGTAAGTGCAAATTTAACTGCATCAAGAGCATTAGCATCCGATGGTAGTGGGAAAGTTGCAGTAAGTTCAGTTACATCTACCGAGTTGGGATATGTTAGCGGTGTAACGAGTGCAATACAAACGCAGATAGACACCAAGACCAACAAACTAATTACGGCAAACAGACAAACTGCATCTTACACATTGGTTGCATCTGATGCCGATAAGTTGGTGGAAATGAATGTTGCAAGTGCTAATAATTTAACCGTTCCCGCATCGACATTTTCAGCAGGTACACAGATTTTATTAGCACAATACGGAGCAGGACAAACCACCATCGTTGCAGGTAGCGGAATGACAATTCGTAGCAATGGAGGAAAGTTAAAATTATCCGCTCAATATAGCGGTGCAACATTGGTTTTTATAAGTGGTACTGAATGTTATTTGTTCGGTGATATATCTTCATAATTATGATAATAGCAACACACGGGATATTAGCATCGCAGTTGGCTGGGTTTGATGCCGATGCACAAGCATTTTTTGACCGAGTAACAACGGCAGGGGGTAGCCTATCAGCAACAGAGAAAACGGCAGTTAATACGCTTGTAATTGATTTAAAAGCTTATTCTATATGGAGTAAAATGAAAGCCATATATCCAATGGTTGGAGCAAGTGCAGCAGCATGCTCACAAAATTTAAAGAGTAGTAGTTTTACAGGTACATTTACAAGCGGTTGGACTTTTGCAAGTACTGGGGCAACTCCAAATGGGAGTAGTGCGTATATGGATACGAATTTAGCCCCAAGTGCGAATTTATCTTTAAACAGTTCACACATGAGTTATTATTCAAGAACTAATTCAACAGGTTCAGGCACACCATTTGAAATGGGGGTAGAAGTTGGGGCAACTAATAAATCATGGATTGCCATTAATGTTATAGGCAACACATATGTACAGATAAACTCTAATACAACTGTAATATCAACAAGCAATAGCGATACACGAGGATTTTATATTGCAGACCGTGTGAATTCAACGCAACATATTTTGTATAGAAATAATGTTAAAACAACAAATTCTGCTAATTCAACTGCATTAAATACATCTAATATTTATGTAGGTGGTGTAAATCCTAATTTATATTCAAATAAACAATGTGCATTTGCATCAATTGGAGATGGATTGACAGACACAGAGGCAGGTAATTTATATACAGCAGTTCAAGCATTTCAAACAACACTTTCACGCCAAGTATAATGCAAGGATATATTCTAACCACCCAACAATATAAAGACATTCAAGGGCAATTTTTCGCCCCTGATATATTTTTTAATTGCGTTCAAGATATTAACCAAGTTTGGTTCACATTCCTAAGCGAACAAGATGTTCCATTAGTTCAAGCCTCCGAGTGCGCTTGGGTATTAGATTTACCACAAGGCGAATATGTACCACCACCATCACCACCATTCCCATCATGAAACACTTAGATAACGACACCACCGCAGCCATTGCCACAGGGATAAGTGGAAGTGCTACGATAATACATTTTTCACAAACTTGGCAGCCAGTTGCAGCCTTTGTACTTGCCATTGTCGGCATAGTATCGGGAATGTTTGCAATTATTTACTACATCAGAAAAATTCGTCAAATCGATGGCAAAGGTTAAAGCATCAATCGTATTATTTCGCAAAAAGCCAAAACGCAAATTAGGCAGACATACTAAGCACATTAACAAACACAAATCATGCAAACCAAATCGAGGACAAGGTTAAAATTTAAAAGTTATTTTTCGCCAACACCCAAAAGAATACGCATTTTTGGCGATTCATTAGCAGCGGCATCGATAATGGTTGCAGGATTTAACATGACACACCCCGAAGTAATGATAGGTTGTGCAGTTGTTGGAGGCGTTGGGAAATTCCTATCCAACTTCTTTACGATTGACAATGTAGAAGAATAACTATTTAATTACAGATGTTTCAACGGATAAACTTTCACGATAATAAACTACCAGCTTTTAAAGAAAACAAGGCTAAAGGGTTTATTACATACGGAGAGGATAACTTATACCCCGATTTTTTAATCGAACTTTATAACAAATCCCCCAAACATAACGCAATTGTATCGGCTAAAGCCTCATACATTGCAGGTGTAGGCACGGCAATAAAAGGAAGCGATACCGCAATCATTGCAAAGGCTCAACAAAAAGTAGATGCAATTAACGCTTACGAGTCATTAGACGAACTAAAGGTTAAGATTGCGGACGATTTAGAGTTGTTCAATGGCTTTGCATTAGAGATTATATGGAGCCGTGATAAATCCAAGATTTCCGAGATTTACCACCTACCTTTTCAAAAGGTTAGAAAGTCATTAGATGGTAATTTCGTGTATTGCGAAGATTGGACAGACAGAAAAGCCGAACACATCCAATACAACGCATTTAACCCTATTACTCGTGAATCAAAACAATTATACTATTGCCAACTATATAGAGCAGGACAAGGGGTTTATCCTTTGCCAGATTATGTGGGTGGATTAAAGTATATCGAGATAGACACAGAGATTTCTAATTGGCATTTAAACTCAATTAAAAACGGATTCTCTGCACAGACATTAATTCAGTTATTCAAAGGAGTACCAACTCCGGAAGAAGCTCGTAAAACTGAACGAGGATTAAAGAAAAGTTACACCGGTACAGATAACGCAGGTGGGTTGATTATTCAATACAACGACCCCAACGAAAAAGAATCTGTAATCTCTAACTTACAACCATCGGATTTTGATAAACAATTCGACATCTTAAATAAGACCGTACAACAAGAGATATTTGTATCGCACAAGGTAAACTCCCCTATGTTGTTTGGAGTGCGTGTAGAGGGTCAATTAGGCGGTAGAAGCGAATTAATTGAAGCCTATGAGATGTTTCAATCTTCCTATGTTGAACCAAGACAGAAGAAGTTAGATGATACTTTAACTTATCTTTTTGAATACATTGCCCCAGTTCAGTTAACAACAGAAAATAAGCCTCCATTGGGTATTGATTATGTTGGATTGTTTACTACTGGCATTATCACAATTGAAGAAGCGAGAAAAGAATTAGGATTCGAAGTACAACAAAAATTTCAAGCACAAAACCCTTTCGGTTGGGATGATGAAAGAGATTTAAAAGTATTTGCAAAATACGGAGAAGATGCATCATTGTATGAAGAGGTAAAGTTTGAATTTGGTGAGGCATTGGACAAAGCAATTTTGAATATCCTTGCAGAGAATCCGGGTTTGCAAAGTGGTGATTTAGTGAACTTGACCAAGCAACCTGCACAGAATGTAATGGATGCTTTAACTCAATTAATTAAATCGGACAGAATTGCCCCTGAAACCAACGGATATAAAATCACCGATAAAGGTAAAGATTTGATTAAAGGTTTGCAGACCGAATTGGTGGTTAGATATGAATACGCATTAGCCCCCGGAATCGAAGGAGATTTAATTATCCCTACTTCTCGTGATTTCTGCCGTGAGGTTGTACGCTCTAACAAAGTATTCTCTCGTGAAGACATCAACCAGATGAGCGCAGAGTTGGGATACGATGTATGGAAGCGCAGAGGTGGTTGGTATCACAACCCAAACACAGACACAACAACTCCTCAATGCAGACATTTGTGGTCAAGCAAAGTAATGACTCGTAAAAAATGACAAACTTCGTATATTTTATATCAACCTCATATCTAAAAGATAACTCCGCGATTAATGAAAACGTGGACGATAAACTTTTAAAATCTGCTATAAAAGAGGCTCAAGAGATTTATATTCGTGATATTATTGGGAGTGGGTTGTATGATGAGTTACAAACACAAGCATTTGCAGGAACATTAACGGCTAATAATACAACGCTTTTAGACAGTTATATTGCTCCGTGTTTGAAATACTACACCATCACCGAATCAATGCTTCCTATGACCTTTAAATTGATGAATAAAAGCGTTGCAACAAGACAAGCGGAGAACGCAACGGCAATTACCATCGATGAATTGACATTAATTGAGCAGAGATTTCGTGATAAAGCTGAATATTACGGCAATCGTTTAAGAGATTACCTCCGTGAAAACACAAATACTTATCCATTATTCCTCAATCCCGGAAACGGATTTGATACTATTAGACCTAAAAACACAGCTTTTTATGGTGGGTTTTACATTGGGAATGATATGGATGATTGCTATTGGAACTATGACTTTGAAGACGAATAAATGGCAGAAGAAAAACGAAGCCAAACTAATCAAATTTCTAAAGAATGACCCTAAACCAGATAATCGCAAAAATACAAGCACAAGCCGAAAGTCATAAGATGGTTGGCAAATTCGGTGTGGGTCAACAATCCAATCTAACCGTTGAAAACATAGAATACTATCCTCTCGTGTGGTTGTACCCTGATGGGTTTAATCTTGATTTAGCGAACAAACTGCAAACCTACAACTTTGCGTTACTTTGCATGGATAGGGTATTTGAAAGCGAAACTAATGTGATAGAGGTTCTTTCCGATACTGCACAGATTATCGGTGATATCTTTGCGTTGTTGGATTCCGAATATCAAGATGAAGTTTGGCAATTAGTGGTCAATCAACAAGCCTCACCATTCTACGATTCACGCACGGATATATTAGCAGGATATGCAATCAACTTCTCTATACAAGTTCCTTATTTGGCTGATTCTTGCGTTGTGCCTGTATAATTGCTTTTTAAAGCGTGAAATAACGCATTATAAGCACGATACAGACACTCAAATAATAAAGTGGACTGATAGTATAACACGTTGGAAGAAAGTGCGTCAAATCCTTTTAAAACATGATACGATTTTTATTGATACTTTTTCTCGTGATTCCAACGGCATTAAAGGGGCAATTCGTCTTAATAGATACGTTGATAGTATCACAAGCCAATAGTTACCTTGTTAAAGGTGCAAATGCTCGCGTAAAACTGCACAGATTAGAAAAGTTGGTTAAGGCTGATTCAGTGATAATAGGCTATCAAGATTCGGTTATAAGTAAGCAGACAAAAACAATTGATTCATTGGGTTACGATTTACAGAATCATAAAAATACTATCTTATTACAGAAAGATGTCATTCGAGGTATAGGAGGTTGGGCGATATTGATGACCTTGATGGCAATATTTTTATGAAACATATAATCTTAAAATATCTGGAACAATACCCAGATGCCCCTAATCGCACTCTTGCCAAATTAATCTTAGAGGAAAACCCACAATTCAAATCTATTGAAATAGTTCGCGATAGAATTAGATATTACAAGGGAGCGCATGGAGATAAAGATTATAAATATGTTAGTAATAAATCATTTGTGACTAATAAATCAACAATTCAAGAAGGTTTAGAAAAGCTCAAAATCTTCTCACACAACAAAGAGATGGAGAATATCCACCTAAAAGAGGGTAGATATTTGGTTCTTTCAGACATCCACATCCCCTATCACGACATAGATTCTCTAACTACTGCGTTAGAGTGGGGATTAAATAACGATATCGATTGCATTATCTTAAACGGTGATATCATGGATTGCTATCCGGTATCATCTTTTATTAAGGAAGTTGGTATGCCATCACTACGAGAAGAGATAGAAATGACACAAGCGTTCTTTTCTTATCTCCGTGAACTATTCCCCATTATACCGATATACTACAAATTAGGCAATCACGAGGAGAGAGTTAGAAACTACCTCCTACGAAACGCCAAAGAGTTTAGCGATGTCGACAATTTGAAGTTTGAAAATCTGTTAAGTTTGGATGCGTTTAAAATCAAATTAGTTAATCGTGAAATAATTAAGTTGGGTAAATTAAATGTATTGCATGGACATGAAATGGGAGAGAGTGTATTCTCGCCAGTAAACCCTGCACGAGGCATGTTCTTAAAGGCTAAATCATCCACCTTGTTCGGACACAATCACCAAGTATCACACCACTCAGAGAACAACATAAACGGAGAATCAACCGGAGTTTGGTCAATGGGTTGCTTGTGTACATTATCACCTGATTACAGACCTTACGCCTACACTAAATGGAGTCATGGATTTGCTTGTGTAGATGTCAACGAAGATTTAACATTCCATGTAAACAACATGAAGATAATAGGGGGTCGAATAATATGAGAATCCAAAAGGTTCAATTTGTATATGCTGAAAAACAGGATTCTATCTATAAAGAAGTAGGATTAGGAGCGGATATCGTAGAAGTTTTGGAGGATGGATATATCGATTTAGATGAGGTTGTTGGTTGCTCTCAGTTCTATGAGCATACAATTGTTTACATGAAAGGTTGCCATTCGTTCACTATTGAGATGGATTACATTAACTTTGTAGCTATATGGACGAAGTAAACAGACCCAAGCATTATAACAAAGGCACTATCGAAGCAATGGATGCTATTTTCACGGCAATACAAGGACTACCACCAGACGAAGCCTACACAATCGGAAATGTAATCAAGTATGTATGGCGTTATGATTTAAAAGGTGGCAAAACTGATTTGCTTAAAGCATCTTACTATTTAAATAAAACAATGGAGTTATATGAAAAGCGTTCAGCAATTTCTAAACCAACGGGGCTATAAGCTTGTAGTTGACGGAATAATAGGGCAGAAAACATTGGACGCTGCGAATGAGTGGGTTCAATTCTATTTCTCAAATAAACGATGGATATGGACTCCTAAGAGTTTGGTTTTTGTTCGCATGGATGAGAATCTTACTAATACCTACGATGACTTTGTGATGTTGATTAAAAATGAGAAAGTAGAATACATCGCTCCATGTTCAACTACCGCTGGTAGGTTCTATGTACTTAACCCCATCACACATGGAGGGGTTACCGGAACGGCTATCGCAGTACCTGGTCAATATCTATGGACTCATAAATTCGTTACCTCTTCCAATTGGAAATCTCTTTGGTTAGGGATGCCATACTTCCAACAAGTAAAGGCTATCGATATTTATAGGGATGGTAACAAGGACGGCATCATTAATAAGCAGATTGTAAAAAACGGATTGTTCGGTATTAACTTACATCGAGGCGGTGCAGGTTCTTTGATAGACCGATGGAGCGCAGGTTGTCAAGTTATACCCGACAAACATTGGACTAAGATAATCAAGAATTTTACCAACGGAGAAACCATTCATTTCAATCTAATTGGCTGATACTATCAACATAGAGGATTTAATCAATAGGTTAGGTGATGAGCAGAACTTGTTCACTACTGAATCCTCATTGTTGCAAGACATCATACAAAAGTGGTCTAATAAAGCCATTGACCTAATGCGGAAAGAGTTGGACGCTAAAAACGCCAACGCATCAAGTGCATTAAAACAGAGCATCCAATTCGGAGAAATAACACAAACGCCAACATCCTTATTTCTAACAATCCTAATGGAAGATTATTGGGAATTTGTAGAATTTGGAAGAAAGCCCACGAAAAAAGGTCATCAAGGAGGGCAGTATTTGTGGCAGTCAATCAAAGAGTGGATGTCTTATAAAGGGATTAAACCTGCAAAGGGTCAAACCTACGATTCATTAGCCCAAGCAATCGCCCGTAAGATTCACAGGGTAGGTTATAAAGGAAAACATTTC